AAAACTGATGCAGCCTCCGTAGGCGTATTAGTCACCTCTGTGTGGGGACTGGACGAGGAACCCAGTCTTGTACACTACCCCGGTGTTTTTGGACCGCTGTTAACGTCTTAGTAGCCAGACAGTGCTGATATGACAGGTACTGTAAGCAACATTGACTCAACCACGGGTGCGTACTTATACCAGTTAGATATCTTTGTACGTCGAACACCGCTGATTCCCAGCATTTTCACGGTATAATTTTCCACCATCCGCGATAATCCGGGACTTATTTTACTTGTGGCAACGCTCAATTTACCTCCAAGCCAGTCTAACCCATCTCCGATATGCATGCCTAAATGCTGAATCCGTTCATAGACAATTGGGTAATACTCACGCACAAAAGCACTCAATTTCATCCCCAATGGTCGCAAAAACTTCTTCGCACTCAGGATCACGTTGACTGTTCCTTCCATGGCTCCGTAATCTGAAGCCTTCTCTCGACTGCCCAGTACCATGTCGTCAAGAGCCTGACGTGTAACGTCGCTTAGACGAGGCATCTCTAATGAATAATACATAGCCTGATCACGCGATTCACTGAATGGCACGGTCTTTGGAGCCGCTGATTTGAGCGACTCCTTCCATCTCTGTCGAGCACCCTTAAGGAAACCTGGGGTGTTATCCGTTGTCATCGCTGCAATTAGCTCCTCACGAGCTAATGAGCCTGCAATTTCATCATCAACCATAAGGCCAAGTGAAACCGCTTCTTCTTTCAATCGATCACGTCTCCAGTTCGTCTGGCTTAGGATCTCAATTTGGGGCTTGTGAAACTTTGGCATGGCCGGCTTTATCATAAATTTTCCGTCCCAAGGTTCAATGCCTAAACCTCCTAGCTGCTCTGGTACGCCGAGCGCTGCAACTGGTACCTTATTCAGTGCACTCCAGTTTTGGCGCATAGCTTTCCAGATTACTTCTATGATAGGTTTGCCACTACGCCGACGTAACGTGCACACCGCCGAATAGATGTGGCGTATTGTGGCGTTGACGTCCCACGGTTCGCTATTCCAAGGTTTTCTCTCTACGAGAGAGGGAATCGTACGATTCACGTAGCCGACCATTTTGTTGTTGGCATACCATATCCTCAAGAATTCAATTTCTTCATACCTGATGCTGAATTTGCCTTTACCTGCTTTGACACCCATCAGATCAAACATGGCGACGGAGCTTTGTGCCTGTACTTGATTTCTCGTGTATATGGCACTGTCGTCACCACGAATGTAACTGTGAATATCTTCAACTCCAAAGCCCAAATCGGATAAATTTGCTATGACAGCAGCTGTTTGCACTGTATTCCAAGCATTTCCAATCACAGAAGTAATCCTGAGACCACTCATCAAACCACCAGTGACATTCATTATGACCTTGACCTTGTCGCTCACACTGATGAGTTTTGACCGGAAAAATCCCGTCCTGATCCTTTCATTGCACGCATCGAATTCGGCCATCCCGTGGTCAGGTACATTTGCTCTTGCTGCCTCCACAAATATATCCCACAGATCAACCAAATCTTGTGTCGTTATCTGGTGATCAAATGCATCGTAATCAAATGGTATTCCGTAATGTTTCGCCAATTCACCGAGCATAT